CTCGGCGAAGACCCACGCTGGGTCGCAACCGTAACCGACACCTTCCGAGACTTGGGGTACTAATGAACTTTCAAGACCTGCCACTCTTCGCCGGCATTAACCGCCCGCCAGTTGACCGCAACGTCACACGCACAGGACCTCAGGAGACGTCACAGGAAGCCGCTAGACGGGCGTTAGGGCGCACAGGCTCCCAACGACGCGCCATCTACGAGGAAATCCGCTCTCGAGGCACTGACGGTCTCACGTGCGACGAAATCTGTGTCATCTTGCACCTGCTCGTCCAGTCAGCCACCCCAGCCATCAACACGCTTGCCCGTGACGGCTGGCTTGAAGACTCAGGCCGTCGACGCAACACCCGCTCAGGCAACGCCGCAATAGTCTGGGTGGCCATCCCATGAACATCTTCTTCGTCTCCGTGCCACTGTGCATCTTCTTTGGCTGTCTGCTGCAAGCCATGTACGACGCCAGCAAGAACCCACGGCCCTACCATCACCGCCCATACAACTGGCAGGTAGAAGACGAGGAGCTATGGGACTGATACCTACGTTTCTTTATGAGGAACTACGCTCAGAGGACGGACTTGTTCTTGTCCAAATCTTTCGTGACATTCATAACCCGGACCTGATCATTCGCACCACCGTCGCCACTCGGCGATGCCGTGGGCAAGTGTGGGGGCCACCTACCAAAGTTGAGAAGGTTGATTAAACGTGTATCGCTGTGCTTCGCACTACTCGCCCTATTTATCCCGTCCGCACCAGCTTCCGCTGCCCGAGAATGGAAGTGCCCACAGTGGCACACCATGCTCCGTAAGCACCGGTTACCCGTGGAGGTCTTTGACCGCATCATGTGGCGCGAATCTCGCTGCAATCCCCGTGCAGTCAGTAAACCCAACGGAGACGGCTCGATTGACTCTGGGTTACTTCAGATCAATAGCAGCTGGCGTACGCTCACTGCTCGGACGTGTAAACGCCCAGCGCGTCAAGTTAGCAAATCGCTGACAGACCCTTCCTGCAACCTGAAGGTAGCCGCGGTCCTGTGGGCCGATGGCAAAGGTGCATCTAACTGGCGTGTAACCTCAGGTCAGTAAACACAAACACATTGGGAGAAACAATGATAATGAAACCACACTCGGTTGCCCTCCGGCTTACCCCTGAGGAGTACACCGCCCTCGTCCATGTCCAACTGCGTGACGGCGACAAAAACCTTGCAGTCACCCTGCGTAAGGTTGTTGAGCCGTTGATTGCAGACGGCACCAAGTCACTTGAAACAATCCGCAAGAAGGCTGAAGCCAAAGCCAAGCGCGACGCCAAGAAAGCAGCAGCTAATGGCCTTCAGTGACGAAGCACTGGCCCAGCGTTTACGCAACCTTGCAACAGATCGAGAATTATCTGGTGATTCTGTCGGGGCTAAATGGCTGTATGAAGCAGCTGCACGTCTGATGGAACTGAGCGAAGTTAAGGCCGTCTGGCATCCGTCCATGACGCGTCAGACAGCCGCCACAGAGTTTGAGAAGTCCTATGTGGAGATTGTCGACTGGATTGTCAAAAGCCCATGGGAAGACATCCCATGAGCCTTGAGGATTACGAGCCAGTAGCGGTACGTTTAGCGCGTTTACTGGAAACTCTCCGCATCAAAGAAGAATTAAACCCTCGAGTTATCACTGTCATGCTTTCCGCACCTGGTGCGGATGTCTGCGTATTTAGGGCAGAGCTGTGGATTGGGGACCAACTCATGGCCACTGGACACGCTGAAGAAGTGCGGGGGCAAGGCAATGTCAACCGCACAAGCCACGTCGAAAACTGTGAGACAAGTGCGCTGGGCCGCATGTGCGAGTCCTACGCCCCGACTGCTGACCACACAAAGCGTCCAAGCCGTGAGGAAATGCAGAAGGTTCAGCGCGTCGTCAACAACGTGACGATTACCGAAAGCGGCGATCTTGCCAGCGACAAGCAACGCAACATGATCCGCGCCATCTCCAAGAGCCTTGGCAAGACACCACCGGTCGACCTTGAGGGGTTTACGAAGCGTCAGGCTTCTGCCTACATCGACGAACTAAAGCGTCAAGAAGGTTCTAATGATTGAGAGAAATGAACTTGGCATACTGTTTTCAGGTCAAGACTTGCTTACTCCAAACGGGCGTTTAATTCTTCAATTGCATGAAGAGTTGATGGCTATGACCTTGGACCGTAACTGGTGGCGTGACGCTGCTATTGGCAAATTCTGGGATGATGCAGTAAATGAGGAGCCGTTCTGATGATTGAGTTCTTCTACTTCCTGTCGCACTCGTTTCTCATGATGGTGCTGGGCGCATGGCTTGCCCGTAAACACATCTAAGGGGCATTGTGGACGTAGTGCACCGTCTTCTCGAGCATGAGTTCAAGGGCGAAACAGGCAAGGCCACGTATCAGCAATGTAAACGCATCTGGTCTCTCTGCATCATCGCCGGCATTGACCCTGTTTGGTGTAAAGGCATGCCCTATGGACAAGCAATAGCTTTAATTGCAAGACTCGAACTGATTAGGGGGTTAAAGCATGGACATGACTGAGAGGATTTTCCAAGATCACATCTTGCAGCTCTGTTCCATGTACGGCTGGTTAGCGCATCATGTGCCACCAATGCGCTACAACAACAAGAACGCCCTCGGAAGCAACTGGGGCACAGGCGGTCTCGCCGGCATGCCAGATCTGACCCTTATCTCCCAGCGGGGGCAAGGCATCATTTACGCAGAGTTGAAGATTGCTACAGGCAAGCTCTCAGCACAGCAGACACAAATCCTGAGCACCCTGCACCGCAACGGTGCCGAGGTGTATGTTTGGCGTCCATCCGATCTGAACAAAATCGCCCAGAGGTTGTCAGGTCTTAAACCCCTCGAGGGGTGAGTGCGAGCATTCATTTCACTGGCAGTAAACCTGTCGCGGACGGCTCACCCCTCACCCCCTAACTGAATACGCCCATGGCCACGTACGGGATTGCACTGTGCTGGTAAACACACACGGAAACGTGGGTAGAGCCCCATGCCCAAAGAGGTAGGGGTGCAGCGTCCAAACGTCATAAATGCGAATGGTGACCGTCCACTGGTGTTGTTAGAACATCCGGCGACCATGAGAGACATCTCAAAACTGCGGGGGGCAAGCACCGAGACAACTCTCTGCATAACATAAGAGCAACCGCAGCGCGAAGCGCAAGGGCGGTAGGAGAACAACACATGACATCCCCATACTCACACCCTGAGTACCAACGCAACCGCAAAATAATCCTCGCCGGCACACAACTCACCTGCGGTATCTGCGGACACGGCGACATACCTGGACAGAAATGGACAGCAGACCACATCATCCCGCTCATGAACGGCGGCGACCACAGCATCTCGAACCTCCAGCCAGCCCACGCACTATGCAACAGCAGACGAGGGTCCCTCGACCAAGCACGAGCCAACCACCAAAAAATCGCCGGCAGAAACCAAGCCGTAAACACAGCCCGCCGCGCAAACACAGCACACGAAAACACAGAAAAATCTGACGAAACATTTTTTTCCGCAGACCCACTGACCCCGACCCCAATCAATCGTCTCTTTTTCGACGAGAATCGGCCCGAATTTTTTGGAATCACGGACGAAGTAAACGGAGACATCGAGACTGGCCGCACGTTGCCCAGACTGGAAACAACTGGCTTGGGGGGCTGGAGTTATGGGGACCTTGTTGCTGAGTGGGCTTCCAAGTTCATGCAGACCGAGTTGATGCCGTGGCAGATCCACGCGCTCAACGGCCAGCTTGAGGTTGACGATGCCGGCGACTTTGTGCATCGAGAAGCTTTGGTTAGCACGGCCCGACAGAACGGAAAGTCACTTGCCCTTTCGGCATTGATTGGCTGGTTCTTGACTCATCCTTGGGGGCGTCGAGTCAACGTGCTCTCAACGGCAAACATGCTTGACCGCGCTGAAGCAATTCACCAGACAGTCGCCCCAATCCTTGTCGAGTACTTTGGCGCAAAACAGATGCAGGCTCTTGGGCGCAAATCAGTCACCATGCCAGACGGATCTAAGTGGGAAGTCAGAGCTGCATCAACCCGACTGCACGGTGGCTCCTACGACCTCGTTGTCGCAGACGAAATCTTTGACATCGCCGGCGAGATTATGGACACCGCGATTCGACCCACCATGATTGCAAGAAAATCCCCCCTGCTGTCTATGTGGTCTACGGCTGGAGATGCCGACAGTCTTTTCATGCAGCAGATCCGTGAGCAGGGTTTGCGCGACATCGACGCTGGCGTTAACAACGGGCTGTACTTCGCAGAGTGGAGCATGCCCCCCGAGTGCCAGGGGGAGGAGTACTACCGGTGGGCTAATCCAGCGCTCGGAACTACGATCACAATGAAGGCTCTCCGTGCAGCGTCTAAAAAGGATTACTTTCAACGTGCTCACCTGAACCAGTGGGTTTCGAGCCGTGGCGCTTGGGACATTGGCGACTGGAGCAAATGCCACACCAATCTTGAGATGCCAGCGGGCGGGGTGCTCGCCGTTGACAGCTCTATCTCGGAGGCTCGCTATGTCGGAATCCGCGCCGTGCAGATGGACCACAAAACCATCGTTCATGTCGAGTTTGTCGTTGACACCGAGGACGAAATGTGGCGACAGATTGAACGCGTCATGCAGGACAAGTCCACCACTCTTGCGATTACACCGACGCTCGAGATTCACATGCCGACGCAATACTCTCGCCGGTACAGCGTCGTCGGCTATGGCGAACTGCTTCGCTACACCACTCTCGTGCAGAAGATGATTCTTGAGGACAAGGTTGCACACACTGGGTCAACCGCACTTGCCGAGCATCTCGGTCGCGCAGTCATGGTCAAGACCGCCCAAGGTGCAGTCCTGTCATCGCAAAAGAGCCCGGGCCCGATTGAGTTGGCACGTGTTGCCGTGTTTGCAATCTCGCTGGTGAGTAAACCGACTAACCGCCAGAAGCCCATGCTCGTGGTCTCTTAGTAGCGTATGCTTTCAACAAGTGACCGCCGCGCGTCGGGTGCGGTGGCCACCCTCTCGAAAGGTCATCATGGGTTTCTTCACTAGGGGTGAAACGAAAGCACAGATCAGTCCAGCGCCGGTTCAGAAGGCAGCTGCTGCAGGTGGCTACTCGTACAACAGCACTGGCCCCAACATGATTGGCCAGTACTACACCTATCAAGAAGGTGAGGCGCGTAATCGCGCGATGCAAGTTGCAGCGGTTTCCCGTGCCCGTGATCTTCACGCCACCGTCATTAGCGCAATGCGACTGAAGATGTACCGCGAGTCGTGGAACGAGCAGGCCCGCGAGATGGAAGAGACAGACCTTGCGCCACGCTCGTGGTTACGTCGCCCAGATCCAGCAATCCCATACGAAACCCTTATGGCATGGACACTTGACGACCTGTTCTTCTTTGGCCGTGCTTTTTGGTACGTCACCAGCCGCACTCAAGACGGATACCCCGCATCGTTTACACGGTTACCGTCCGGCAGTATCACCACATCCGACCAAGTCGGACCGGTGTGGTTTGCTCCCTCTAACGAGGTGTATTTCAACGGATCGATGATTGACCCCAAGGACCTCGTTCAGTTCATAAGCCCTGTGCAAGGCATTATCTACCAAGGCGAGCAGACCATCGCCACGGCCCTCAAGATTGAAGACAGCCGCTACCGCAATGCGGCGTCAGCAATCCCATCGGGCATCCTTCGCCAGACTGGAGGCGAGCCACTCAGTTCCCAAGAACTTGCCGATCTTGCAGCTGCGTTCAACGCTGCACGAGCAACCAACCAGACCGCAGCGCTCAACGAGTTCCTGACCTACGAGCCAACCTCAGCAACCCCCGACAAGATGTTGCTCATTGAGTCAGCCAACTACAGCGCCCTTGACATCGCGCGTCTATGCAATGTGCCCCCGTACCTTCTCGGTGTAAGCACTGGCGCCTACGCATACACGTCCTCTCGTGAGTCCAGAATTGACTTGTTTACATTCGGCACCAAGGTTTACGCAGAGTGCATTGCGTCCACATTAAGTTCTGACTCAATTCTTCCAAGAGGCACCTACGTCGAGTTTGACGTAGACGACTTTGTGGGAGAGTTTGAGGAAGCCTCAATGGCTCAAGAAGACAACCGAGTACCAGAAGAAAACACACAGGAGCAAATCGCATGATCCGTTTCACATCAGACACAGTCACCGTCAGCGCTGCTGCCGGCGAGCCCACAGGAGAGCGTCGCATTGATGCGATTGCTGTCCCCTGGAATACTTTTGCAACCGTCAGCGACGGCACCGAGGTCATGTTTAAGGAAGGCTCGCTTCCTGTAGATGGCAAGGCTCCCCGTGTTTTCA